CATTTTTCAGATTGTCTTTAAGTAGTTGATAATACCTTTGACATGAAGACTGACAATCGTTTCTTTTCCCGCTTCTGACAGAAGAAACGCCACGTCTTCTTTATTGTCTTGAAAAAGGTTCTCAGTCAGAACGGCGGGGCATTTCGTGTGTTTCAAGATATACAAATGCCCCTCTTTGTCGGGGTCTCCGTCCGTTGTGTCCTTTCTAATTTTGAAGTCTGTTTCTTCTGCCGCCTTATACAGACAGTCTGCCAATTTATCGGCGGCTGTCTGACCGACAGAAGTCCACGCTTCCCATCCACGTGCGTTCATCCATTGAGAACCGTTTCCCGCTGCATTACAATGAATAGAAACGAGAATGACGTTCTTCGTTCCTATTCTGTCACAAATGGAATTTACACGCCGACACCGTTCGGATAGGCTGATGTCATTTTCTTCTGTGACGATACGTTCAGCGTCAAAGCCTCGTTTCTTCAACTCTGATACAACTTTTTCGGCGATTTCTCTTGCGTATTTGTACTCTCTCAAAGAGCCGTCAGGGGAGCGCTTGCCCGCCGTGTCAACCCCGTGACCGTTGTCGATTAAAACCTTCATTTCTTTAATTGTTTAAATTGTGATAAAAATCAAGTTTAATGTTATCATATACAGCTTTCACATTGGTATATGCTCTGTCGTTATTTATCCCTGCTTCATTATAAATTTCGCCCTCAATAACTTTTGACACCCATTCAACCCATTCAGGGTTACAATATTCTGAGAGTTTTTTTCCTCTATACCTGAAACAATCAAAACGGCTGTTTCTGTCTTCATACATATTGTGAAGAAGTGTCCGTATTTTTGTTTTCGTAGCTTCTTCATTGGCGATGTGGTTTTCTTCCCTTATTCTTTTTATCAGGCGGCATACTTTTTCTACAGACATATCAAAGAAAGCCCCCGAAATAGTTTTCACTCTCATTTGTGTCTCAGGAATAAGACCTTCGGCTATATCAATCATTGCCTCGCCGTTTCTTGTGGCTGTTTCTTGAAGTGTTTTCAATTGCGCTGAATAGTCTGTCATTATATTTGTTATGACGGTTCTAAACCAGCGGAAACAAGCTATCATCAGACCTGATGCAAGAATAAGAAAAACGGCACAAATGATAATCATAATGCCATAGTCGCTTATACCCTTAGCGACTTGTAGGGCTTCGGTTGTTGTATTCATAAAAACTTCCTCGTATTTTTATTGTTAATATGGTACAAAGATAATTAACATGATTACAATATAATCACTTTTGAAATCTTTTCATCATTATTTCTTTTAATTCTGTCTATTGATTACTCTCGCTGTATAGGTCAGGGGATAGCCGCCTTTGCTGCCTCCTTTACTTGAATCATATATAAGCAACACCGTGAGACTGTCACCTGCTCCCATTGCCAAACTATCCCAATGGTCGTTGTCCCAATGTACCAGATTGGGGTATTCAGACGTGTTCCACGGATAGGTGTTGTCACTACTTTTCTTGCTGTTTCTTCCGTATATATCGAAATACTTTGAATCAAGGTCTGCGATAATTGTGAATTCCACACAGAACTTAGTGCTGCTTCCTATACTAAGAGCGTCTCTTACCTCTGAAAGTTTCGGCAGAGTGATGCCTGAATTATCCACGCTGCTATAAATTACCCATCGGTTATTATCTTTAAGATTTGAATAACCACTATAAATAGTATTGGCTCTTGTCAGATTATATTTGCTGTATCTGTAGCCTCCTATCCATCCGTCCAAATTCCCGTTTCCGCTTCCTAAAAAAGCATGGTTATAACGCCCGTTTTTTGCGGAGAACAAAGTAGCTATGTTCCTGTTCAATCCCCACCAATCGGACGTGTCTTCATTCTCAAATCTTGCTACGGCTCTCAATCCTGATGATGTCGGCAGCACGTTTCCTCCAATACCCGCAAAACATTTATGTGCGTCATTACGGAATATCACATACGCATCATTGTTAAACGGGGTATTTGTAAGCCCGTTTCCGCTGACGCTGAACCCAGCTATCTTTGAACTCCCGGTAACAGTCAGGTGTTCCGCAACAAGTTCGGTCACTTTGACCAGTTTGGCAAGCAAAGCCGCCGTGACAATAAGTTCAGCATTAATCAATGTCGTGTTGATTTTGCCTCCTACAATGATGGTTTCATTCGCAGCTGCTTTCTTCGCCAAATCATCAAAATTCGCATAACCCAAATCTTTAGCAATGGCGTTCTTTGCGCTCTCAACGGCGGCGTTGGCGGTGTTGAGAACCGAATCTGAATACCCCTTCAGCGTGTCTTGAATAGCTTTATTGGCGGCTTCTACGGCTGTGTTAAAGTCGGCATACGCACTGTTGAAAGTGGCATATTTGTTATCAACATTGTTTTTCTCGGTTACAGTGGTTCTACCATCGGCGATAGCGGAATTGATTGCGCTGATAAGGTTCTCAATACTACCCATAAGCGTAATCTTGGCATTCATAAGCCCGGTTTTTGCCGTTCCCGTAAGATAGGCGTTTGTGTACAGTTTGTTATACGCAGCTTCCACGGCGGCTTTCGTGTTGTTCACTGTGTTGATGTACTTCTCAATCGCTTTCGCTTCCGCTTCCGTAATAATGCCGTCAGCGAACGCACCGTCCACATAGTCGTTTAAATCTCCAACGGCGATATTGGCGTTCTTTGCGCTCTCAACGGCGGCGTTGGCGGTGTTCTGAGCCTGAGTTATCAAACCGTTCACGGCTTCCCATTCATCAAGTTCATATAAGCCCGACGAACCTGATTTGAACTTTATTTGCCCGGATATGATACCTTTCAATAAATCAAAATAAGTGTTCCCGTCTGTGGAAACAATCTTGTCTGTCGTGATACGCCCCGGAAGGATTTCTGTAAAACCGTACAGAGTGACAAAACTCCGTTCTTCATTGTATTCAGAGTTCAGGACACCGACAAGAAGATGATAGAAGCCTGAAACACCCTCTAATTTGATTGCGTTTTCAGACAGGATGAAAACACCTGTTTGTGCCGTCTTTGAGACTTTGGCATATAAATAATACTTCTTCTTCCCGTCATCAAGCACTGCGCTTGTGTAGGCTGTCATATCCCAAAATTTGTATTCCGAAACCTTGTGCGATGCACTGACCGTATTGATGCCGAGGGTCATGTGTTGTATGATACCCGCTTCCGCTGTCAGTTGCTTCGTTTCATTGTCATAGACAATTCTGTGCGTAACCGGGACGGGGCTTGTCTTTGAGTTCACAAAACGGAATTGAAGACTTTCATCGCCTACAAGCATTGACATCGTTTGAACGGCAATCGGGTTGATTGAGTTCGTGAAGTTATCGAGCAGGGCTTCTTCCAACATGCTGATTGTTTCCTTTGCATCCCTGAACCGTCTTTTTGTGAATTGAATAGCGTCACGGTGTAGGTCATCAACGATGACTTCCTCACTTTTCAGGTCATTCAATGTTGATGAAACACTGCCGCTTACCGTTGTGTTTGAAAGTTCAATCACGGGGCTGTGCGGTTTGTTGATATAATCTTTTATACCCGTTATACGCACGAGAACACCGTCTTTCTGAAACTGATCGTCAGAGAAACGGATATATCCTCCGAGTTTGATGCGCCCCCCGATGTTTACCCAATCTTTTTTCGACCATATCCCGTCAAGTTCCCCCGTGAAAGTGAATTTCAGGTCTTCATTATCAAACAGGTGTTTTACAGCCGCCCGGAACATATCCCATGATGCGCCTGTTTTCGTGGCGTTATCACAAATGTAAGCCGTGGGAAGCATACATTTGAATACGGCATATTTATCGCCCGATTTAGGGGCGAATGTGGTATTTGGCATAGTTTGCCCGTCTATGTCTGCGGGAACAATCTCAAAACGGCGTGCCGCCTTTCCTTTAACGGCATTATGATAATATTTAACCTCAAACTCCCGTCCGGCAAGCATACCCGTCTGAAAAACAACGGTCATAGTTTCCCCCGCTATCAAGCATTCTTCATAATTCAGTGAAGACGGGATTGACGTGTCAACAATGTCGTAAAAGTTGTTTTTCTCATCAACAGCAACAACCGTGCTGACCGTACCGACACGTTTCGGGTAAATCTCAGAACAGTCAAGACTATCTTCGGCGAGCGATGACAGTTGTTTGTCATCACGGCGTATTGAAAGCCCTGCTTCATCAACGACATAACGGCGGGCGTTCTTGGCTATGAAGCCGTCTTCATCTTCAAAATGTTCGCCGTCATAAGCGAGTGTTTGGTTCTTGGGAAGAAGAAGCTCGGAAGAACCGTATTTTGAGGGGTCTATATTGTCCGTACCGCCTTGAACGAACAAAATTTCCGTTGGCGGGTTGTCTCCCGTATTTGAACGTCCGACACCCGGCTTGAACCCGTTGCCACGTCCATAGGACAGCGGGAGGGGGTTACTTTTGTTGTATTCAATCTTACGTAATGACACACGTTTTCCCGTAAACTCGTATTCTGTCTTGAACGTTGAAGCCATGCGGGTTAGAGCGTCAATACAAAAATCATGGTCATAGGCAATCAGGGTTTCAACACCGTCAATACATTCGCCAACCGTCCATCCTTTGTCACGGCGGTTCATATTGTCAACAAACATTTGAAGATGTTCATGCGGCTTTGCGGTCAACGAAAATTTCAAACGTCCGTCAACCGGGTTTCTGAATTTCCAAACTTTTGCGTTTGCTTCGGGCGGGTCAAAAAGCACCGTGTATTCAAACAGTCTTTTATGTTTCATCTTGAAATTCTCCGGGCGTTTGAGCGTGAACGTTTCGCCTTGAAACTCACAGTAAGAGCCTACTGGGATTTCAACGTGTTCAGGGAGCGAATAGTACAACGTTAAACTATGGTCTCCCATGACAGCCCTATTACGATAACTGTTATCGTCAACCTCGATTTCAAGAACCTTGTTCCCGACATTATTGTAAATTATCATATTTCTAAACTTTGAGTTATTTTTCCCGAATTTCCCCGTGGTTGAACTTTCTTTTTAAAATAGTGTGATTATATTGTAATCACTTTTTAGGCGTTCTACGGGGCTAAAAAAGGCTTTTTTAAGAATAATAATTCTTCCCGTCACATCTTATGCTTGAATAACGTGACGGGAAGAGGTTTTTACAAGTTACAGAATACCGTATTCAAGACAATCTGCATCCACTTGTGCTTTCAGGGTGGCACGCTCGGAAAGATAGGCTTTGTATGCCTCAATCTTTGCCTTGGCTTCCTCACTTGACTTCGCGCCTCCAATCATACCGAGGTTCGCTGCGTTGAACTCATTCACAAGTTTTTGTTCCCGGTTGTTGTCCCACTTCTCCGTGATAACTGTTTCAGTTATCTTGTTTGAAGAAAGCGGAGCCCACACGGTAACTTCTTCACATTTCCATTGTTCCTGAACCGGGGCTTCATCATCAGAAGCGAGTTCGCTTGGTTCAACGGTGGCGGGTTTTTCAACTTTCTGAATGTTGAAGCGGTAAACGTAACTTCCGTTTCCGACAGCCTCCAATTTGGTCGGCTGATTGTCATAAAATGCTATCATAATAACACGGTTTAATGATTGTTTTTAATAAATGTTTGCTATCACTATGTTTTGCCCAACCGAGCCACGATGCGACAGCCTGTTTGTAAGCCTTTGCGTCAAGCGGAGGCTTGCGGCGGTTAAGCCGTGAAACGGTATGGCAGAAATTTTTCTTTATGCTCTTTCTAATAAGTTTCTGATTGCGATAAAACTTATAACCGACATAATCAAGCGCACGCCCGCTTCTGTCGTAACGGTTCTTTGCGATAGGGAATATTTGATAATTGCTTTTGATATTCAGTTCAAGTTCTTCCTCTATATAACCTTTGATGAACTTGAAAACCTGATGGAGAACATCCTTGCTTTCCGCAAAGAACGGTATATCGTCTGCATATTCAACCGCTTCGATATGCGGCTTCTCTTTCAGTTTCAATGCCATTCTGACAAGTTCAGGCAAGCACTCGTTTACCCAGTGCATGAAATAGCACAAATTCAGGTTGGCGAGATACTGACTGAGATAATTCCCGATTGGAAGTCCCTGTGCGCTGTCTATGATTTCGTCAAGAAGCCACAACAGGTCAGCGTCCTTGATTTTACGGCGTATCAGCCTTTTCATCACGTTGTGACTGATTGAGGGATAATACTTCTTAATATCAATTTTCAGGCAATACAGGGGTTTTCCCTCAAACTCCCTTATTATCTTATCAACCTGACGGGCGCACCCCTCTATACCACGTTTCTTGATACAAGAATAAGTATTGTACGTGAAAGTTTTGACCCATATCGGTTCAAGAACATTCATAATTGCATGATGTACTATTCTGTCAGGATAGTACGGAAGACGGAATATAAGCCTTTCCTTTGGCTCAAAAATCGTGAAGACATCATAAGGAGAGGTTTTGAACGTCTTTGTCAGCAAGGCTTCATGTAAGGCAAGAATATTCGCTTCACGGTTCTTGTCGTGAACCCTGACCCCGTAAGTATGCGTTTTACCCTTGCGAGCCTTTCTGTCAGCTTCCCGCAAGTTTTCAACGGATATTATTGTGTGATATAAGTTTCCTATTCTTTTCATATTTCTGCTTTGCTTTTCTTAGTCAGAGCCTTCGGTAGCCCATACAACGGGCGTTCCTACCAACACTTTTAGGAGGTTTGCTTGAATTTTTTTGCCAAGTGGCAAGGTTGTCATTCCTTTATTTTGTTTCATATTGTCAGAACCAATTTAAAGCATAGGTGAGAGCCGATGTTCGCATTCGTATTCGAGGGGGTGTTATTCGAGTTCGCATAGGCGAGACCTGCATTCGCACTGTTATTCGCATTACCGCTGAACAGGACACCATAAGAATGACCCACCTTTTATGTTGTTATCTCATAGTCTGCTCATTCAAAATAATATCTGTTACCGTTACTTCTCAAAGTCACCTTTCTTGGGAACTTGTTTAACTCCTTGATTTTCTTCAATACGTAAAGAATATCAGTAGAACCCGTGAAGAACTTCTTCGCATCAGATTCCAAAGCGTCTTTCGTCATCTTGATTTTGACAAGCGTCTGACCCTTTGTCCCTTTACTTTTGCTGAACCTTGTCGGTACTTCTTCAATGAAATCAACCACCCAAAATGTGGTGTTCACGAGTTTTGATTGTGTCGTTTCATCGCAGTTGAAACTTCTGCTGTTTTCGTCTCTTGGGATATTCAGGAAAGCGAGTGTTCCGTCATCCTCTTTCGGTATATTGTTCATTTCTTCAATCATTATTTTTATACTGTCATTATTTGAACCCTGCCCCATAAAGAGGCAGGGAAAAGGTTATCACTCAAAGCGTGCTACGATGCCGTGGGGATAAAGCAAAGGCGAGAGCCGATGTACGCATGCGTATTCGAGGGGGCGTAAGCCGAGTTCGCAAAGGCGAGACCCGCCCTCGCACCGAGATGCGCAGTACCGCCGAACAGGACACCACGCAACACTTCGCCTGAACTTGGAATGTTGGTATAATGGTAATCACAGAAATAAGTCGTAGAACCACCGCCGACAACATCAGGCATGATTTCGCCTCCCTCTCCGAAAATGACAGACTTCACATAAGCCTCCGTGCGGGCTTCATTGCCGACATGGGAATAACCCGTATAATTGCTGTCATTGAACTTCTCGGGGTCATCTGTGACGAAAACCTTACTCAGCCCTCCTGCGGCGGCTGACTGTATTTGAATGTTGATGCCGTCCGTCCATTGCCAGATATGACCGAAAGGATTTTCAATACCACGATAACGGGGAACATTGACTTTCTTGATTGAAGAATCATATTCGGTTGGCATGGAGTATTCTTTTATGCCCGTTCCGTTACCGAGTTCATCCGTATAACCACAAGGGATAAAAGGATAATAACCGTTGAACGCACTCCATTTGCTGCCGTCAAGTGTTGTAACCCCGTCTCCGAGACCGCCTTGTGCGTAGCCGTTGCTGTCTTTTGCGGCGTTGTACGCCTTTTGTGAATTGAGTGTGGCGTATTCAACGGCAAAAAGCCAAAATAAGTCTTTCTGAATGTCATACGTCATGCAGTTCCATTCTTTTGTTGACGACTTTCTTTTCCGGGCGTAGGCTCTGAAATTTGTACGTGAAATTGCCGTTGCAGGTCTTCCCAACAAAGTGTTACTGTTTGCGTCCTTTGATGAATCATTGTTTCCACCTCTGTAATCCGCATCATCATTCACAACGGAACAAAGGGTCGTAGTTGAACGCTGTACAGTGGCTTCATAGGCTGAAACATATTTCTTCTTCACTTGATGATAGCCGGGTAACGGATATTCAGAGAACTTCACACGGCGTTTGTTGCCCTCTGTCTCGAATTTTCGAAAATACATCGGGAGTTCTACCATGACCTGACCACGTGAACCGTCACGGGTCTGTCCCGTCCAATCCGATGGATTGAGGTATTCAACCACATTGCCGTCATCATCAAGAAGACAGCCTTTCATACGGTTGTGAACGGGCAAGGATTTGTGAAGTGACATATTGCCGATACGAGTGACATCAGGCGATGATACCGTTGTGTCGTATTCAATTCCATACATGCAGCTTTCTTCCATATTTGGCAGCAAGGCTGCGAGAGCCGCTTTTTTGCTTTCCCCGTCTTCCAATACTTCACATAAGAGATTGAACGGGTTGTTGCCTGAAACGTCAGGCAGGTCGCTCAAACGCTTTCCGTTTGTGAACGCTTCAATGATTTCCCTTACTTTGCTTTCTTCATCTGTTGATAGTGCCATAATCGTAAATGTTTTATGTGTTAAACAATTTATTTTAATTGAACCTGAATGCGCCGTTTGCGGTCAGGCGTAAAGTTGAGGTTGTACAAAGTCTGACAGACAGGGGTACAACCTCAATGTTAATAGTCTGGTAAATACCCGTGTTCTCTGTCGGGATGACGTGTATTCTGCTTGTGCCTATCCCGTTCACGGTCAAAAAACCGTCAGGGGCAACGGAAACCGCTTTGTCATCGCCCAAGAAAAGGACATTGTTACCGGTTCCTGCCGGAGATAGGCTTGCCGTTATTCTCAGAACTTCTTTGTTCCCTTTCGTTATTTTTTGGGGAAACTTTAAAGTCATAGATGTGGGCTGCTGCCTTGCCTGTGCTGTAAGTGTATCCTCTAATTCTTCCAAGCGTTCAAGCCCGGCATTCATTTCGGATATCTTGTCTATGGCTTCTTCGGTTGCTTGTTGTGCGGCTGTCGCTTGTTGTTGAGCATTTGTTGCCGCTGTATTGGCTTGTGTTATAGCGTTGTTCACACGCCCCGCCGCCGTGTCTGCCGCCGTTGCTTTTTCATTTGCCAATGCTGCCGCTGCGTTGGCAATTGCGGCTGCAGCCGTGGCGGTTGTCCCACGTGCGAGGCATTTCCACCAAGCGGTTTCAGTGACGGCGTGTCCTTTGTTATTGTTTTGTAATGACAAATAGGAACTATCTTCCGTGTCAATAAAGTCAAACCGCTTGTAAGTCTTTTCGGCGTTATAAGAACCTGCGTCTGTGAACGCCACTTTTCCTAAAGGTATCTTTGTCATATTCGTGTAACTTTAAATTATCCAACATTCAAATAAAGTTCTCCCGTCTGTTCATCAAACTTGATAAGTTTGTCGCTTACTTCATCTTCAAATTCCATGTATAGAACCATGTCATCATCGTCTATGCTGAATGTCGGGTACAGCACACCGCCTTTTGCGAGAATACCTGTATCGACATACTTTTTCTGAGCTTCATCCCATTTCCACCAATTACCGTTGTCACCCATTTTCGGGGGATTGTCAGCTTGTTCCTTTGCCCGGTCTGCTTGTGTGTTAGCGTTCCCCGCTGCTGTATTTGCCTTTGTAGCTGCATTGTTGGCAGAGGAAGCCGCACTGTTGGCTGAATTGGTGGCGGTCACGGCGGCTTCCTTTATCTCTTCTAAATCTTCACGGGCATTGTCAGCATTGGAAGCGGCGGTATTAGCCTTTGAAGCCGCATTATTTGCGTTGGTTGTGGCGGTGTTAGCCGCTGTGGTTGCCTTATCAGCGTTCCCCGCCGCCGTATTTGCTTTTGTAGCCGCATTATTTGCAGATGAAGCCGCACTATTAGCAGAACCCGCTGCGGTGTTCGCACTATTGGCGGCTGTC